CCAGCACCTCGTGGGGCTCGGGAACGGGCACGGGAACCTGCTGAAGCTCGGCGCCCGCCTCGGGGCGCGTCTTGACGACGGCGGTCATGGTCTGGGTCATGAGCGGGTCTCCGGTCGGGGAACGCGAGGCAGTCCATGGAGAATAGTTCTCCCGCCCCGCGCGCGGCAAGGAAACCGCGCACCCGCCCGCGCGCGCCCGCAGAACTTCTTGTTCCCGGACGAACCCTTCGCTACAAGCGTGGGCTCGGTACGGCGACCCCTTCGTCTAGCCAGGTCTAGGACACCAGATTTTCATTCTGGGTACACGGGTTCGAATCCCGTAGGGGTCGCCAACCTAAATCCCTCCCCCACACCGGATAGCGACAAGTTCCGACCAGATCGCTACCAGATCGAAACACCTTCTCGGGGGACCACTCGGGGGACCAGTCGGGGTACCAGTTTCTGGGGCAGATTCTCCCCCTGCAGTCACTTGAACTCGCCGGATTCCGGTGTACGAAAGTGGCGTGGCAACGAAGAGAGGCCCTCGCCGGACCATGACCGCCGACCGACCGGCGTGCGCAGATCCTGCAACCCCGCCCCCCCCCACGGGTCCTTCCGAGGGGGGTAGGCGACCGGGGGTCCCCTCATCGCGAGCTTTTTCTGCTTACGGCCTTCGAAAAGCGACTTCACTTCAGCCGGCTGGAAGGGGTGCCTGAGCCGTGCCGGCCAAACTCTACACCGCCACGGCCCTCTCCAAGATCATCGGCCTGACCGTGACGCGCGTGGCGCAGCTGGCGAAGGAGGGGGTGATCAAGAAGCGGAGGGACGGGAAGTACGCGGCCGCGGCGATCACGGCCTACATCCGTTTCATCCGGGACCAGCCCCGCGGGAAGACGCAGTTCTCCGAGCTCCTCGAGAAGGAGAAGTACCGCGAGAAGAAGCGCGAGAACGACATCGAGGAGGGACTGGTCGCCTCGGTGGACGAACTGGAGGCGGTCCTCGACCGTGGCGTCGCGGCGATGATTCCAATCCTCGAGTCGCTTCCCCTGCACCTCAAGCGGTCGTGGCCGGAGATCACCGGCGACCAGATCACGCTCGTGAAGGAGGCGGTCGCCGAATGCCGGAACGCGCTCGCCGACCTGGAGATCGATCTCGATGAGTAGCCCCGCGATCGAGGCCTTCAAGCGCGCGCTCGAGCCGCTCCGGACTCGTGTCCCGCTCAATGGCTCTCGGTGGGCGAACGAGTACTTCTACCTCTCGCCGGAAAGCTCGGGAACTGAGGGGCGGTGGAAGTGCTACCCGTACCAGGTCGCTCTGCTCAACTGGATGACGAGCGACGACATCGAGGAGGTGAACCTCCAGAAGTCGAGGCGGATCGGCTACACGAAGATGCTCCTCGCCGCCATGGGCTGTCTGATCGACCAGAAGAACCGCAACGTCTCGATCTGGCATCCGACCGACGGCGACGCCAAGGACTTCGTCACCGACGAGGTCGACCCGATGCTCCGCGACGTGCCGGCGCTCGGCGACCGATTGAAGTGTGACGTGGGGGCGAAGTCGAAGTTCAACACCGTCGAGAAGAAGGCATTCCACGGCTCGACGCTCGACATCAAGGGCGGCAAGTCGGCCCGAAACTACCGCCGCATGACGAAGGACGTGGCGATCTACGACGAGACCGATGGCTTCGACGTGGATATCGACGGAGAGGGGAACTGCTTCGAGCTCGGCGACGGGCGGCTCGACCAGGCCCCGTTCCCGAAGAGCATCCGGGGGAGCACGCCGAAGACGAAGGGCGTTTCGCTGATCGAGGCCGCGGTCGCGAGCGCGGACATGGTCTTCTTCCGGTTCGTCCGGTGTCCGTTCTGCAAGGAGCTCCAGCGGCTCGAGTTCGCCCGGCTGAAGTACGAGGACGGGCAGGCCGCCACGGCCTGGTACGAGTGCCGGACCGGCTGTCGCCTCGAGTACCGGCACTACCCGACGATGGACGCACGCGGCCGCTGGCAGACGCTCGACGGGCACTACTACGTCGAGGGCCGGGATCACTTCTGCGATCCGGATGGCGAGATCATCCCGAAGCCCCGGCGCATCGGCGTCCGGATCTGGGCCGGGTACTCCTACCTTCGCCCCTGGTCCTACGTCGTGGATCGGTGGATCGTCGCGGACGCGCAGAAGAAGACCGGCAACACCACGCTGCTGAAGACCGTTGTGAACACCCTCCTGGGTGAGACGTGGGAGGAGCACGGCGAGTCGGTCAGCCCGACGGTCCTCGACGCGCGTGGCGAGGAGTACCCGGACGAGAGCGGCCGGATCCCGAACGAGATTTGCGTCGTGACGGTGGGCGCTGACGTCCAGGGGGGGGCGAATTCGCGGATCGAGCTGGAGTTCGTGGGGCACGGCCTGGAGGACGAGACCTGGTCCCTCGACTACGTCGTGCTCGAGGGTGACCCGGAGAGGCAGGAGGTGTGGGACCACCTCGACGAGCAGCTCCTCCGGCGGTTCACGCGCCAGGACGGAGTGGACCTCGGCGTCAGCTGTGCGTTCGTCGACTCCGGCTACCTCGCGACCGCCGTCTACCGGTTCACCGCGCCTCGCCGGAAGCGGAGCATCTTCGCGACGAAGGGCGTGACCACGGGATCGATCTGCAACAAGGGCACCTGGCAGGGCGACAAGCGGCGCCGTTCGAGGGCGATTCTCCGGACGGTGAACGTCAACGACGCGAAGACAATCGTCTTCAACCGGCTCCGGATTGAGGATCCAGGCCCAGGATTCTGCCACTTCCCGGCGCACTACCCGGACTCCCACTTCGTTCGCCTCACGAACGAGGAGAAGGTCGAGAAGCGTCGGGCCGGTGTGAAGGTCGGATACGAGTGGCGGAAGAAGGGGCCCAACGAGCAGCTCGACTGCCGGGCGTACGCGCTCGGGGCGTTCGCGCACCTGAACCCGAACATGGTGCGGATGCGCCAACGGCTTCTGAGGCAGGCCCAGGCCGTCGCCGGCGGCGGCAAGACCGACGAGTCCACGGAGCAGATCATCAAGCAGCGGCGGCGCACCTCACGCCACAGACAGAAGGGATTCGTGAACCGATGGAAGTGAGCGGGAGCACTCCACTCGTCTATCGCGGCGCGAAGGAGATCTGCGCCGCCGTCGGCCTGAACTCGAGGAACCTCAGGCACTACGTCGAGGAGATGGGACTCCCTGCGTTCCGAATCGATGAAACAGGGAGGTGGATCGCCTTGCCCGAGGACCTGTGCCGGTGGGTCGAGGAGCAGCGCGACAAGCGACTCGGTCCAGCGCGAACTCTCGAGTGAAATCAGTCAGAAACGGGGCCCCCTCCGAAACCCTGTCAACCCTGCACTTCATGCCTTTCTTTCCATTCTCAGGCTCGCGTGGGTCTGCACTTTCGTCCCGGGCCCGTTTTCGCCCTTAGCTTCTCAGCATGGCATTCGCAAAGGTCCTGACGGACGTGCCGGACCGGCTGGTCGCTGGCGAATCCGCCTCCTGGAAGTGGGCGGATTCGGACTTCCCCGCCTCCTCGAGCTGGGTGCTCACCTACACCCTCGTCAACAGCTCCGCGAAGATCTCGTTCAGCGCGTCGGCCGACGGTGACGACCACCTCGTCGAGCTGGCGAAGACGGTGACCGTGGACTACGCCGCCGGCGAGTACGACTGGCAGGCCCACGTCACGAACGGAACCGAGCGGTACAAGGTCGACGAGGGCGTGATCGAGATCGTCACCGACTTCGCCGCGGCGGACGGCAGCTACGACGCCCGATCGCACGTGAAGAAGACCCTCGACGCATTCCGGGCCACGCTTGAGGGCCGAGCCACCAAGACGCAGCTCCACCAGGAGCACGAGGGCGTCCAGATCCAGCACATCCCTCACGACAAGCTCGTGAAGCTCTGCGCCACCTACGAGGCTAAGTACCGGCGCGAGCTCGAGGCCGCAGGCAAGGCGACACCCCGGCGGATCATCAAGCCGAGGTTCTCGTCATGAAGCCCGGACGGCCGGTGATCCTCGATCAGTTCGGGAAGCCGGTCTCTCTCGGCCGGGCGAATCGGTTGGCGGGGGGCCAGGCGCGCGCGCTCTTCTCCGGCTTCAAGGGCGCGAACGACGAGAACCTCCAGGACTGGGCGTTCCTGCCGCTCGAAATCAACACCATCCTCCGGAACGACCTCCGCAAGCTCCGCGCGCGATCGCGCGACCTGGCGCGGAACGACGATACGACGAAACGGTTCCTCGCGTTGCTCAAGCAGAACGTCCTGGGGCATGCTGGGATCCGTCTCCAGGGGAAGAACAAGCTCCGCAACGGGAAGCCGGACAAGCGTCGGAACGAGGAACTCGAGCTCGAGTGGGGGCTCTTCGGGCGAAAGCGGCGGTACGCCGGCATGTCCGAGGCACCGAGCGCCTGTGGCCAGATCACGCTCCGCGAGCTCGCCTGGCTTGCGCTCTGGACGCGCGCGATCGACGGCGATTGCTTCGTTCACATCTTGCGTGGCTACCCCCACAACCGGCACCGGTTCGCGGTGCGGTTCCTGAACGCCGATCTCCTCGACAGCTCGTACTGCATCGAGGCGGACAACGGGAACCGGATCGAGATGGGGATCGAGTTCGACGAGTTTGACCGGCCGGTGGCCTATCACTTCAGCGAGCAGCACCCGACCCGCAAGTTCGCCGCAACGAACGGGAACGCAAAGCGCAGGCGGATCCCGGCCAGCCAGATCCTCCACATCTTCCGGCGCGAGTACGTGGGCCAGATCCGCGGCGTTCCCGACTTCGCCGCGATCATGCACAAGACCAAGATGCTCAACGGTGTGCACGAGGCCATCGTGGTGGGGTGGCGCGTGGCGGCCGCGAAGATGGGGTTCTTCACTCCGACGGAGGAGGAGGACCCATTCGACACTGGAGCCCAGGACGAGTTCGGCGACAACGTCTTCGACGCCACGCCTGGGTCCTTCGAGGTTCTGCAGAAGGGCTACAACCTCCAGCTCTTCGACCCGAACTATCCCTCGAGCACCTACGAGTCCGGGCACAAGGTCTTCATGCAGCAGCTCGCGAATGGCCTCAACGTGAGCGCGCCGACGCTTTCGAACGACTACTCGGACGTGAACTACTCGAGCCTCCGTCAGGCGCTCCTCGAGGATCGGGAGGGCTGGCGCTGCATCCAGGCCGAGATGATCGACGGCTTCTACCAGCCGCTCTTCGACGAATGGCACGACTGGACGCTGAACGTCACCCAGCGGATCAAGCCCCCCCGCAACAAGCGCCACCTGGATCCGGTTGTCGCCTGGCAGCCGCGTGGCTGGCCCTGGGTCGACCCGCTCAAGGAGGTCAAGGCGCAGATCGCAGCGATCGGCGGCAACCTCCGGACCCGCCAGAGCATCATCGCCGAGACCTCCGGCGCCGACTTCACGGAGACCGTCGACACGCTGGGTGAGGAGAAGGAAGCGCTCGAGGAGCGTGGCCTGCCGGTCACCGCCGCCTCGGCGGGAGCCTCCAACGAGAACACCGAACGCGAGGAGTCGAACGATGGATAGGAACTGGTACTCCATCAAGGCGCAGGCCGAGGGCGACGGCGATTCAGCCGACGTCTACATCTTCGACTACATCGGTGGCTGGGACATCACGGCCCGGAGCTTCATCGAGGAACTGAAGGCGCTCCACGTCGGGCAGATCAACCTCCACATCAACTCGCCCGGTGGCTACGTCTTCGACGGCATCGCCATTCAGAACTCCCTGAAGCATCACCCGGCGAACGTCACGGTCTTCGTTGACGGCCTGGCGGCGTCGATCGCTTCGATCATCGCGCTGGCGGGCGACGACATCCGCATCGCCGACAACGCCTACGTCATGATCCACAACCCCGCTTCGATCGTCTGGGGCGAGGCGAAGGACATGCTCAAGGAGGCGGAGGTGCTGAGCAAGATCGCCGACGGTCTCGCCGGCGACTACTCCCGCCAGATGGGCATCTCCCTCGAGGAGGCGCGCGCGCTCATGGACGAGGAGACGTGGTACCTCGGCCAGGAGGCCGTGGAGGCCGGCTTCGCCGACTCCACGTTCGAGGGCGCCCGGGCCGCCGCGAGCTTCGATCTCAACAGAATCGCGGCGAAGGCTCCCGCGGATGCGCTCGCGCGCTTCTCACAGCCGGCGCCGAGAACCACTCCCCCCGCACCCGAACCCGAGGAGGTCGCAGTCATGCCCAAGCCCAAGAGCCCGAAGGACAACCAGGTCGAGCCGCCGGTGGTCGAGGAGCCCAAGCCCGCCACCGAGACGGTGGAGAACGCGGTCCCCGTGCCGGCGGAAGAGACGCCGGTCGACGTGGACGCTGCGGTGGAAGCCGCCCTGGCCGCGGAGCGCACCCGCACGGCCGAGATCAACGCCCTCTCCGCGCAGTTCGGCTTCGCCGAGGACGCGGAGGCCTTCCTCAAGGACGGCAAGTCCGTCGAGGAATTCCGCGCCCACATCCTCAACAAGTCGCCCGACGAGTGGCGCGCGTCTCTCGCGATCACGAACCCGACGACGCAGCCGAGCGAGCAGGACGAGGCCGACTCGTCCGAGGGCGAGGCGGCGGTCGCCAAGATCAAGGAGCGCCGCAAGGCGCGTTTCGGCGTCAACTAAGGCCAACGAGGCCTGAAAGGAGACTCACGTGGCGCTCACTCTCTCCACGACCCAGATCCTCGACCTGGTCATGGACGCCTTCAAGGTGCGGATCCCGTTCCTGGTCAAGGCGTTCGCGACCGATTTCTCGGCCGAGAAGGCGAAGCTGAACCAGACCGTGAACGCGCGCGTCTTGAGCCTGCCGTCCGTGCAGAGCTACGACGCCACCACCGGCTACAAGGCCAACGCGGCCGAGTCGAAGTCCCTCCTCGACGACGTTCCGGTGGTGATCGACCAGCACAAGCACGTGCCGATCAAGCTCGACTTCCTCGACGCGGCGAGCACGGTCAAGCAGATCAACCTGCTCGCGGAAGCCACGATGAACTGCGGGTACGTGCTCGCGAAGTCCATCGTCGACTACTGCCTGGCGCTCCTGCTCAGCACGAACTTCTCGCAGTCCTCGACGTTCACGGCCGCCAACAGCGACCTCGACATGCTCGCGAACGTCCGCGCTGACCTGAATGCGATCGGCGCGGACCCGATGGGCCGGTTCGGGATCGTCAACAGCGAGGTGATGACGACGCTCGATTCGGACAGCCGGATCGCCAGCGGCGACTACCACGCGCAGCGGATCTCCGATCAGGCCTATGGCCACCTCCGCGCGATCCAGGGCTTCCAGAACATCTGGGAGTACCCGGACATGCCGGCGAACTCCGAGAACCTCTCGTCGTTCTTCGGCACGCGCGAGTCGATCCTCGTGGCGACCCGCGTCCCGAAGGACACCGAGGAGATCGCCCGCGCCGCCGGAATCCCGCAGATCGCGTCCTTCGAGACGATGACCGACGAGGAGACCGGTCTGACGCTGCTCGGCATCAAGTGGGTCGAGGCTGGCACGTTCGACGTCTACTGCACCGTGGCCGTGATGTACGGCGCGGTCGCCGGCTCGCAGGGCGGATCCACCGGGGACCTCCTGGACTACGCCGGCCACCGGGTCGTCACCTCCTAGCAAGGCTCGCCACTATCCCGTCGCCTTCGCCCGCGCAAGGGAGGCGACGGGTTAGGCGCGCCGACAGGAAAAGGAACGGAGGACCAGAGAGATGACCTTTCCGACAGCGACCGACCAGTTCGCCGATTTCAAGTCGAACGTCGTCGCGATTCTCCCCGCCTCGGGCATCCCGACCACGGGAACCAAGGCGACGGGCACACTGACCCTCGACGGCGTCGTGATCGACGGCGAACGCATCACCCTGGGCGACCGGGTGTACGAGTTCACCACGCGGGACGATGCGGGAATCGACACCGGTGCGGACGTCGCGGTCGACATCAGCAGCGATGCCACGAAGGCGCAGGGCACGCTGACCGTCGACACGCAGCCCACGGCCGGCGACACCATGATCATCGGCGGCAAGGTCTACACCTTCGTCGCGACGGGCGCCGCGGACCGCGACGGAGAGATCGCACTGGGTGCCGATGTGGCCGCGACGAAGCCGCTGATCGTGGCCGCGATCAACGGCACGGACGGCGTGAACGACGCACACACGCTCGTGACCGCTGCCGCGTTCGCCACGAACGACTGCGTGCTGACCGCGATCGCGGGCGGCACCGCGGGCAACGGGATCGCCACGGGCGAGACCTTCACGGCAGCTGGCAACGTCTTCGACGCGGCGATGCTCGGGACCACGACGGCGGGCGTCGACTGTACGAAGGGCGATGCGCAGACGGCGATCGTCGCGGCAGTCAACGGGGATTCCGAGGCGACCGTGAGCCTCGGGGCCTTCGCCGCGGACGACTCGACGGTGACCGCCGATTCGGAGGGCACGGCGGGGAACAGCATCGCCTCGACGACGACGGGCGCGAACTGCTCGTTCGCCGCGTCGGTCCTCTCCGGCGGGGCCGCCGACACGGTCGGCTATCAGGGCCAGGTCCTGTACGACTTCACCGGGGACAAGCTCTACATCTGCTCCGAGGACAACGTGGGCGATCTCACGAAGTGGCGCCAGGTCGCGCTGTCGGCCGTCAGCTGATCGAGCAAGGCCCAGGCCTCCCTTGTCGGGGTCTGGGCCATGGAATCGAGGAGGTACGCGATGCGGCACTACACGGTGCTGGGTTTCGAGACGCACTCGAACAACGAGTCGGGCGAGGTCGTGTACCTCGGCATGGATCGCGCGGCGGCCCTCGCCGCAGTCAACGCGGTCTCGGATGCTCACGCGCGCCGGGAGCTCTACGAGCTGGCCGTCCCGCAGATCCGGCGGCGGCGCGAGCCGGTCCAGAAGGCCCCGGCCAAGAAGAAGGCCCCGGCCAAGAAGAAGGCCCCGGCCAAGAAGAAGGCCCCGGCCAAGAAGAAGGTCCAGGCCAAGAAGAAGGTCCAGGCCGAGGACAAGGCTCCGGCCAAGGAGCCGGCGCCGGAGGGGTAACCCGTGGGTCTGAGCCTCGAATGCGACCAGATCTTCAGGGACGACCTACCGGACACGGTGACCTATACCGCGTACGGCGAAGCCGGGACTGAGATCGAGGCGATATTCACCCAGACCCATGGGGAGCAATCGGACTACGACGATGGCATGGGGCTGGTCTTCCGCGGAGTGCTCCGATGCTCCGCGGAGGATGCTCCCTCTCCCGACGAGCGCGACTCATTCACGATCGACTCCGACACGTGGCAAGTGAGCGCGCCGGCGGTGGTGAAGGCGGGAATCGTGATGTTCGAGCTCGTGCGCTACGTGCGCAGGACTGTGACCGGACCGGAGCATCGCAGACGGAGGTGACCCGTGCCCAGGCACCCGCGGCAGTCGATGTACTGCCCCGGATGCCTGGCCACGAGACCGCACCGAAACGTGTTGAACCGTGCGCTGAAGTGCCGCCACTGCGGCCGGCGCCGAGAGCTGGCGAAGGAGCCTGAACATGGACTGGAACCCCGACGGCCCGAACACGGTCGAGATCCCGGAGGGCGTCACCGCCCACGACATCGGCGTGATGCCGGTGATACGGATCCTGAAGCGGGATGACGAGGCCTCCGGAAAGTGCCCGGCCTGCCGCAGGAACCGGGACCAGATGGGCCACGTCGAGAAGCTCACGACGATGGGCGCCGTGAAACTCCGCTACAAGGACGGCGGGGTCTCCGGCACCGTCGAGATCCCCGGCGACGTGCTCAAGATTCCGGACCACCTCGAGGACTTCGCGACGCACGTGCGCGTGTTCTACCGCGAGCGTGACGAGGTGATCCTGACGAAGGGCACCAAGTGGGCGAACCGGCGCCACAACGACGAGCAGGACCCCTACCACCGTTCGCAGTGGGAGGGCCCGATCGCCGAGTTCGAGATCCCCGGCGGCGTGGAGCGGGCTCAGGCCTTCCTCGAGGCCCACAACGAGCAGCTCCTCCACGATCACGCGGCCTACAGCAACCACGAGGCCCACGCGGACGTGGTCCTCGCGGTGGAGGACTGATCCATGGCGAACTTCATTGCGAACCCGTGGCACGAGGCGGTCCTCGACGCCTGGCTCAGCGGCAAGACGATCAAGATGACCCTGCTCGACTCGACGTCGACGATCGACGACGAGGACCAGTACATGGACGACCCGTCGACGCTCGGCGAGCTCGGGGGCAACACGCACACGGCCGGGCACGGCGGGACGATCCGCAAGACCCTGTCCAACCTGGTCACGACGCTCGACAACCCGAACGACCAGGTCGAGCTCGACAACACGGTGGACATCACCTACTCGAGCATCGACGAGGGGACGGTGGATCTCGTGAACTGCCACTCGGCCGGCACGTCGGACGACTCCGACGCCGAGAACATGTTCAACCACGACGTGAGCCAGGCGACGAACGGCGGCGACCTCACGATCGCGCCGGCGGCCGAGGGCCTCTACAAGCTCGGCCGGGCGAGCGGGAGCTGATCGTGGCGGAGATCTGGTACGTCCCGACCGTGCCTCAGTGGGAAGCCTCCGGGACGCAGATCGTTGACGGCGTCGAGGTCGAGCGCGGCTCACATATCTTCCGCGCCTGTCTGCCGGACGAGGTCTACGACTTCGCCGAAGCGTGGCTCGATGACATGGAGATCGGGTTCGGCCGCCGCCGCATCGTGTTCCGTGACGGCATGCTCACCGACGCCATGCGGAGCGACATGGTGAAGTGCGGTTGTTCCCCGCTCAAGGACGGGAAACCGTCTCGCCCCACGACGATGACCGATCGTCGCGAGGCGCTCAAGGCGGTGGGGATTTCCGCGCGGATTACCCGGGAGTAGCTGATGGTTTCGACCGTCTGCGAAGACGA